CTGCCTTATTTGCAACTTTACCAGTAACAGGATCTTTAAATCCTAATCTTCCACCAGATGACGCAAGACTTGGTGCCGCCCGGGTAGAAGCCATCTTTGACATTCTGCCAGTGACATCTTTGTATGTCTTAACCCCGCGCATAGCACCATAACCAGCAACTATTCCACCCATGGCATAGTCGAAACCGGTATTTGGTTCTCTTGCAGTAGCAGCAGTAGCATCAGTAGGAGTTCCTCCTCCAATGCCAAGAGAACTAAGTAAAGTATCGCCTATGCTAGAGCCAGTTAATCTCTTCGCCATCCAGTCGACTACAACGCCAATAACTGCTCCGCGCCATCCGCCTATAAGATATCCGGCAGCGCCTCCAACACCGGTGATAGCCGAAGCAAAATCAGTTAACCAAGCATACTTTTCGGTGAATGCACTCCAACTTGTTTTTAATCGAGCAAGTTCGGTGTCTCCCATTCCAGCCAAACCTAATGCACCAAGTGCTGCCAGTCCAGTGGCGCCAAGAATCACCTTCGTAATATCACCTGCACGACTCTTCATCGTGCTATCTTCACCAGTTTTTAGAAGCCCGCCAAATTTATCTGAAAGTTTGGTGAAAACGCCTGTCTTCTTGTTTTCAATCGAAGACTCACGTTCTGCTTGAACTTGTTGATTAAAAGCTTGGCTCTCGAATTTGAGTTGATCTTGAAGAGTCTTATCGATAGACGAGAGATAGTTAACTGCTACGACCAACAACTTTTCTGTAGGCATATTGGCATTGACAGTTGGTCGAGCAGATTTCTTTGGAGCAGGAAGAGTTCCAGATCCTGTTATCTTCTTCTTTCCTGCTTCGCCTGCTATACCAACATTATTGACAATCACTTTTGGTGCTGGAGTTACTGCTCCGCCGACCGCAGAACCAATGCCTTGAGCGATACCACCGATTGCAGATCCTGCTCCTTGTGCTATTCCTCCGACTGCAGAACCGATTCCTTTAATAGCACCACCCAGCGCGTTGCCGAATAGGCCACCTCCTAAGAATACTGCTCGTCCAATTGCAGGAAGCATTATTTTCTACTCTCTATCTCTCGTTTCTGATCTTCAAGGTAACCCATCAACATATCCACATATATGTCTCTTTCGTACGGTATCAAATTCTCGACCTCTGTGATCGAATACTTATGATGTTGTGCTAATGCAAAAATCATACTATAGTAATTAGTTAACGAAGTATGACTTAGCGCCACATAAAAAAATCTTTGAGATTATTTAACTCGATACTCCTATCGTTACCCTCTTCGTTCGTATACTCGATCTTATGATACAGCTTAGGCATCTTTTCAAAGAACTCACGAATCTTTTCGAATGAAGTAACTGGTAATTGATCGATGAATTCTTCTAGCTCTGCGCTCGAATAGTCAGATGCTGGAAAGATTTCTTCTGGAGTCAAGATAGTATCGATGCAGTTGACGATAAAGAATGTCATGAGATCAATTTCATTTTCAAACTGCTGAAGCTTATCAGTGATGCTAGCACTTGGATACTTCATGATCATGGAAATTCCATCGGCTACATCAATAGTAGCATCGATATCTGTTGGCATCTCAACTTCAATAGTATCAAGATCCAATTCAAAGTTATAGATCTTGCCATCTTCGTTATCACGATATGATAGTTTAACTACGTTGTTGACCGAGCGCGCTCTTAGTTTCAAAAACAAGTATTCAAGATCGAATGTAGTAAGATCATCGACATCAAAGTCTTCGTCTTGAACACATAAATTCAAGATTTGCTTGATGGCACGAATCACTTCAGTATCTTCTCCACCTTGCTGAGAGATCAACAATATCTTCTCTTCCTTAACGAGGAAGGGACGAAACATTATCTTCTTTCCGTTTGATGGGACGATCACGTCAAATAGGGGTTGATCAATTTTTGGTAAAGGCATTATATTCTCCTGGATTATAAATTATCTATTAAGCTGGAATAGTAAAAGGCACGCCGCTTGGTAAGCGGTCTGTAGGTGCTCGAACTGTGGATGTAGAATTAGTATTCGTAGGTGCTGTGTCAGGCGGCGCGCCTAACGTGCTCGGCGGTTTATTTCCTCCTCCTATGATCAAAGGTTGCAACGACTGATCAGAAGGAAGAGAATCTAAAATAGAAGCTATATTTGTTTCTGAAAGTGGCAGATCTCCAAAATTTGATATCGCAATTGGCTCATAATTTAGCATTTCAGAAACTGGAATGAAAGAATCATTGTCAAAGTTGCTTTCCTTTGATCGAATTCGAACATCAGTAAATGAGAACGTTACGTTTAACTTCATCAATGAATTCTCTTCACTCCATGAAAGATTCATACTTTGAATACCAGTCGGGAATACGTCATAGATGTTATATTCTAATACTGTATTTTGAGCACGATCGTATACAAAAACGTTTACAGAAGGACAAGCATAAGTGTCCTTATAAGCGACTTCGTAAGGTCTTTTATTATCTCCGACTACGTTGTTCATATTCGCACCGCCAAAAGAATCACGATTCACGATAAGATTCATCCACGATTCGAAGAAATCGATGATAGATGCTTGTTTGTCGACAATAAACTGGAGAGTAAAGTCGCCTACATTGACGCCATAAGCAACGTTTTCTACAGGACCAAAGCCATATCTTCTGACGTTCTGTTCTTGTAGTAAGTTGATCGTAGGAAGAATAGCATTGTCACATCTCATCGTCAAATCAGGAAAAATCTCATTACGAATAGCTTTCAATGGAACCCAGTCCATTGGAGAGAATACTACTAAGAAACTGTGAGTGCTTAATACACCATCATAGCCAACTACTTTCGATCTAAAACTGTTGATATCAAATCTACCAGCAGAAAATCGATTGTTGCTGAATGTTCGATCTTCTGTAGTATTTTGCCCTTCGAATGGATTATTTTTATCGAAATCTGTTGCAGCTCTATCTTTATCTTTAAATGCGGTAGGATTCTTTAAGAAGTCAGGTTCAGCAGCAGTCGACGTGCCTTGTTTTCCAGATCCTGTGCCCTGTTTTCCAGATCCATTTGTTGGAACCGACCCGCGGTTTGATCCTGAAGTGTTGGTTCCTGTTGGTTTTCCTTCATTTCTAACGTCGCGCGCGATACGAGCATTAACAAATGCTTTTCGATTGCGCTCAATTTGTGCATCAGTTTCAGCTCGCTCTTGATTTTCTCCACGGACAGTTCCAGCAAGTCCGCGTGTTTTATCCGCAGCGCGTTGTGATTTTAGAGTAGCTATACCTGCCGGGGATTGTTGCCACACTTCAAAAGCTTCATTGGCAGCTTTACCATATTTTTTTCGTTGTCTATCGGCTTCAGCTTTACGTGCACGATCTTCAGCTGCTTTCTTCTCGATAGCTGCCTTCCTAGCAGCTGCGGCTTTAGCAGCATCAGCAGCTTCCGAAGCTCGAAGTCTTTTCTGAATCTCTGCGTTGGTTGACATTACTTAGTAACTCCTAGCATTCTTTTCGTGTCCATCCAAACTTGATTCTTTCTTGCTTTGACGAAACGTTCTGTTGGTAAGAAGAGCGCGATATCCCATTCCGATGGATAAACGTACATAAATTTTGATTGCACGTGTGAAGTCAAGTAGTGTTTAATGCATGGAGCATACCATCTTAGCTTTGCGGCCTGTGTCATGAGTTCGTAGCTGAGTTTAAGCTTTGTGGACTCGTCGTAACGAGTATTGTTTGCAAAGTCATATAGACCGTCCATCAACTTCGCTCTGAGTTGCAACGGCAAGTAGTGTAAGTTGAGTCCCATAAATCCGCCTTTGACTTTCTTATATGGAAAGATCAGAGGAAATCTATCGTAGTATGGAAGCTCTTCTTTATGTTTCGGATCATAGTAGAACATGTACATCGAGCCGAGCAGAGGCTGAGTAGTCATACGACTTACGTCGCCCTTCATCATCTCACGCTCATTGATACGATTCATTTTACCGGCAGTATCTCTGAACCACTCACGCGCAGAGTTCGTGCGCGCAGGAATCTGTCCTGAACGAACACCTTGTGTGATGATAGTATCAAATACAATTGCCATTAAAACTTAATTCCTAGTTCTTTTTCGGTGAGTATCTCGAACTTCCAAGCGCGGTCGTTGCAGTATATTGCAGCTGCTCTCCACTTGGCTTCGTTGACACCCCATGTCATGACTTCATTAATATAACGCTTATTAGGCTTATTTATCACCACTGGAGGCCGCGTCTGCGCATGAGGTTTTATTTCAACCACTACAGTATCGATCTTGCCTTCTGGTGTTTTCTTCTTGACAATGAAGTCTGGAAAGTATCGATGTACTCGATTGTCGATAGGTGAGCGATACGGAATGACGAGTTCTTCACTCCCCCATTGCACGACGTTAGGATGCGAATCTAAGTACATCATGAACTTTAATTCCCATTGACTACGATATACGATATTGTTCGAATCCCCAAGATACTTCTTTGTATTCTTTGGTCGAAACTTTCCCTGATAAGCCATGAATCTATTTATAAATAAGATTGAAGACTTATAACCTGAGAGAAAACATGGCCTCGAGAGATAACAAACTAGTAAACCTAGACGGTTTTAAGAGAGATGTTGGCGGACTTGCAAACAGACTCGCAAAAAAGATTACGAATAAAATCGAAGATAAACTCGAGAACGCAGTCGAGGATCTCTTTGCTAAGGCTCTGAAAAAGATTGGTCTTTCAGATTCGATTGCTGCTGAACTCTCTGCTCGTTTCGGCGATGCTTTGACTTCTGGCCTCGAAGACAAGTATTTTCAGACATTTACCAGCGAGATGAAGCGTGCTTCATGTGCTGATATTCGTAATAATTTTAATCCTAATACTGGTAATATTATTGGAGCGTCTGCTGCCGCGGAAACATATGTCGATGCTATTCAGCGTGCTTCAAATAAAGTTAGTATAGACGGTCTGCCTACTTTACAGTTTCCTAATCATATCAGTGATCGTTACTATATGGCGTTTAAGTTTAAGCAGTATCAACGCCCTGCGCCAGAAACCAAAGGTACTTTGAAATTCGTTCAAGCTTTTGCTCTTCCTCTCCCAAAAGGAATCAGAGAAAGTTTCGAGATCTCAATCGATCAAGAATCGACGGGCATGGCCGGAGGCGTGGCGGATGCCATACAGAAAGCGCTCGTTCCAGGTGCAAATAAAGCACAAGTTGCAAAAGAAGCTGCAATCGCACTGATCTATAGTAAAGCTGTTCAGGCAACAGGAGATATCGGTAGCACTATTGGTCAGGTTACTGGAGCAGTTCCGAATCCTCACGTTCAAGCACTGTTTAGTGGTGTTCCGCTTCGTCAACATCGATTTGAATGGACTTTCGCGCCGAGAAATCCGAGCGAGAGCCAACAACTTATGGATATTCTGAAGGCCATGAAGGCTTTCTCTCTTCCAGCATTCAGTAGTCTTGGAACTCAAGTTCTAGCTTATCCGTTCCTATGTCAACCAGAAATGATCATTGGAAAAAATAAAGAAATGATCATGTTTTCTC